CGGGAGGTGTCCCCAGCTTTGTTTAATAAATGTCGCTTGAGGCCAGGCCATTACGGGGCATCGTCCGTGGTTATTTGTAGCGGGGTCCAGTTCGGCGCGTCGCCGCCGTTGTCGTAGCCTATGTATAGCTGATCGTCTACGGTGTAATAGACGATCGTAGGCTGTTCGGTCGGTAGCGTCGGAAAGGTTCCAACCTCGCCGCCCCACGCGATCCCAAAGCTCTGCGTGTTGGTGATATAGTTATTGTAGGTAGTGCCGTCGTGCGGTGCCGCGCCGGCCGCGGCGATCACGTTGCTCAGCCCCTCGGCGATCGCGTCTTCGATGCTCGCCTGGCTCGTGGCGTCGGTATTATTCTCGATCGCGTCGACGATTTTCTCGTCAAGGTTGCCCACGTCTTGGCTCTCATCCCACCATATAACATCCTCGAAGCCGCCGAGCGACGGCGTTGCCGGGGCCGCAAAGGTGCCGCCCGCGATCTGGTGTAATATCTCCGCGCCGATCCCCGTGTCGTTACTCTGCTCTTGCGTGCGCTCGATGAGGTCGACGATCACGTCGAGCGGGTCTTTTTTCGTGGCGTTCGTTGGATCGTTGAGGTTGTCTTCGTTGCTTTGGTTGATCTTGACCTGCTCGGGGTTGTCGAGTAGCCACTCGGCATTTAGGATCGTTGTGTCAATGTCGATCGCTGGTGAGTCGTGGATCAGCTTGACACGCGTGCCCGGCTCTATAAGGTGCTGTAAGTGGCTATAGCTCGTGCTGTCGGCGTGAAATAGATCGATCATCCCTACGTCATAGGTAACCTTGGGGCCGCTCACTCGGTCGAGCTCCGCCTGTGTCATCGTGTCGAGTAGCGTCGAATCGTCGATGTGCTGCATATAGATCGGGCGCTGGATCACGCCGTAGGTACTCTGGGCGCTTGCGTCGTCTTGTGTGCTCTTGAGCCGCGTGGCGTCGTCTACCCCTTGCCCATGGCCTACGACGCGCGTAGAAAGCGCCCTGTAGTCTTTCCTGCGCTTTATGTCTAGTGCGTTATGCCCGAGCCTGATCCAATGGCCTTGGGTCGTGCCGGCGGTCGTGCTCCAATTGAGCCGGCGGCTGACGTCTACGGAAAAGTACCCGCCGACGTACCCGCGAAGCTCTTGTAGGATCGCGAGGATGCTTTTATTATTGAAGCGGATAGGGGGGATCGTATCGGTGCCCGCCGAGGCGTGTATATTGCCGCGGCTGATCGGGCGGTCTTGGGTCTGGTGCGTGCTCAGGATCTCAGAAACAATATATTCTAGGGTTCGGCTTGTCGCCGTTTCGTAATTCGTTACAAACTCGCGCGCAAGCTGCCCGAGGTAGCTGTCGGCCTCGACGCGAAGCCCGGCCGTGCTGCCTATCATGTCTTCGGTGACGAGGATCTCGAATTTCTGCGTGGCTACGCTTTGCGTGCCGCGGTATAGCCAAACCTCGTTAAACCCGATCAGGCTCGGGATCGCGATGCTGTCTTCGGGCACCATAAAGCTCAGTAGCTCGGGCTCGTTGACCGCAGCGCGCCGCGTGGCCGTGTGCCAGTCGGGCAAGTAGCATTGGTGATCGCCGGCTGAATCGCGGATCTCTAATAGATACGGCCGGTTAACGGTTTGGGATACATCCGCCGCGGCCGCGGGTATGATCGGATTGTTAGCTCTCGCGCTATTCGCCCGGGCCGTGTTGGCGGTGGTCATTATTTCGCGCTCGGTTGCTTCTTGCGCTTGCCGTTACGCGCTACGGATTCCGCCGGAGCGGCTTCGGGCACAGGTTCGCCCGGGGGCACTGGTGCCTTTACCGGGTCCATGATAAACGCGCGGAGAATAGCCTCGGCCGTTTGTACCTCGGGGATCGTGCAATAGAAGCACCGGGTATTCTTGATCCCGTTGAGTAATACGTCGAGCGCGTTGGTAGCGTGTTTCTGGTTCGGTTTCTCGCTCATCTATCGGCCCCCCGTGAATACTTGATCCTTGGCCGTTACGACGTCGGCGTCGAGATCCGCTTGTGTGCGGAATTTCCGCGCGGCCTGAATACGCCGCCCGATCGCTTTCCAGCGTGCCGCCTCGGCGAAGGCGTGCTCTTCCTGCTCTTCGAGGGTCATACCGTCGAGTTCTATGCGTGTCGCCATATTGAATACTCCTAGTTAAGCGCCGACCACGTTGCCGGGCTGCCCGTCGTCGTGCACCCATAAAACTTGGAATCCGAAGTGTTGTACACGATCTCTCGTACGCTGCCGTCGGTGGCGGTCATCGGCCCCGCGTCGGTCACTTGCCGCACTTGGGCGCGCCCGGTGAGCGTTATGGTGTCGGTGCTCGCGTTGCCTAGCGTTACATTGCCGTCAACGTCGAGCGTGCCGTCAATCTGCGTATCATTTCGTACTCTAAAGTCGCCGTTAGAATCTAGATCCATTGCGGTGGTATTACTAATGCGCCACGATTGCGCGGTCACATCCATTGCCGTGCCCCGCGTAACCGTCCAAACAGTTTCAGATAAACCAATCGCGTCGTTAAAAGCTCTCAGCCTGAATAGTTTACTTTGTGCCGAAATCTCCCAATATTTCTCATCCGTCGTCTGATCCGCTTCGCGCCAAAACATTCGCGCGTTATTGTTGTCGATGGTGAAGGCGTTGGCCGCGGTGATCGTCATCGCCTCCGAGAAAGTCGTAGCGCCCGCGATCGTGTTGGTGCCGCTCGCATGGCCTAAACCGAGCGACGTGCTTGCCGCGGTAAATGCCGCGACGGTCGTAGCGTTGGCCGTCCCTACGTTGAGCGTGCTGGCCGTGGTCGTAATGTCGCCACCGTTGACCGCTAGATCGCCCGTGAGCGTCGTGTCGCCCGTTACGCCGAGCGTAGTGTCGAAGGTGGCGGCCTCGTCGACGTTAAGCGTGCCCTTGATCGTCGTGGCCGTGCCGCTCGTGCCTATGTTATGTATCCCGAGTGAAGTAAGCGTGCCGCTCGCGTGCCCGAGGTTGATCGCGCTGCTGGCAGCTGCCCCCATGTTGATCGTCGTGGCTACCGTATTCGCGATCGCGATCGTGGTGTTTCCCGTGTTCGCTATGATGTCGCCGTCGGTGGTGACGCTCGCGAGCACCGTCGTGCCGTCTTCGATGTTATTGACCGCCGTTTGTAGGTCTGTAAACTGATCGCGCGTGATCAGCATCCCCACGTTAACCGTCTCGCCGAGCGCGCCCCATGCCGCGGCGCTGGTGCCTTGCTGGCCCCGTGAGATCGTGCCGAATGTGTCGCTTGAGGGGTTGGCCGTAACTTCGGCGATCTCGTTGGTGTCGGCGTCGTCTTCGTAGAATGTGATCCAGAAATCCGCCGTTGACGGAAACTTCGCGCCATCGCCGCTGCTCAGCGTTATGCTTGTGGCGGAGTTGCTGATCCCGGTCGGGTGCGTGCCGCTGTCGAGCGTGCCGATCGCGTTGGGCCGGTTTAGGGGTGCTTTCTTAAAATCCGTTGTAGCCATGCTAGATATACCTCGCGCGATACACTATATCGATCGCGCCGCTGCTCAAATTCGTTAAGGTGCAAGAGTTCGATACGCCCGGGTTTATGCGTGGAATATTCTTCCCCGTGCCGACAAGCGCCGGCGCGTCGCTCCATGTGCTGCCGCTGTCGGTGCTCGTCTCGACGGTCCAGCGCTCGCGGTCGAGGCGTAGCCAGGTGCCGTTTGGTATGCTCGCCGTGGTTGGTAGGCTAAAGGTTTCCGCGGTCGTGCCGTTCGTGAGCTTGATCGCGCCACTCGCGCCGCCGCTGGTATTCTTGATCACCCATTGCGGCAACGCCGGCGCGCTCCCGGCTACGCTCCCGGCTGCGGGCACGGTGAAGGCTTCGGGCGAGGCGCTGACGGTCTCGGTCTGCGTCGTTTCGGTCGTGCTTAGTAGCTCGCTCCACTGATTAGTGAATTCCGCCGCGACGTTGATCACAAGCTGGCCCCGATACCCCGCCGACCATGGGCCAGTAAAGCGCCCATAGAATAGGCGATCGCTCCAAACGTCGGCCTTTACATAAATAGCGCCTAGCCGCGGATCGGTGAGCTTGTGGATCGATTCCAGCTTGCTCAATAAGTCGCTGTTACTCGTGCCGGCAATGCGCAACGGGAAAGCCGCCGCGCGCATCCTAAAGTTATTCACAAGCACCGATCCCCCGTCGCGCTGCGGTATGTTTTGCAGGAAAGCGTCAGGGCTCGCCATCCACGGCCAGGCCGTTTTAAGTAGCGTCACGCCGTAGCTTGCGCCGCTCAAGTCGGTGAGGCTCGCGGGGTCGGTGCCTACGTGTATCGAATTAGCCAATTAGAGCCCCTCCGAAGACTGGCCGCGCGATACAAGCCGCCGCCGTAGCTCGTCGCCGAGGATCGACAATAAGCTGTCGACGTCGGCCTCGGTGTGTAGCGTCACGCCCGACACGATCGGCCCTTGGATGCTCAGCCCGCCACCCGCGGCGCCAGCGCCCGCCAGGGCCGCCGAGGCACCCGCTACGCGCGTCGTAGCGCCGGCGGAGTTCGCCGCGCCGATCCCGAATTTAGGGGCAAAGCCCGCCAGCCCGATGATCCCGTCGAGGATTTCCATGGGCAACGCGAGCAACGTGTCGATCAAGCCCTTGACCTTTGCCGTAATGAAGTCGAGCGCGTCGCCAAAGTTGCCCGTAAAGAAGTCGCCCAGAAATCCAAACCACTCGCCGATCAGGTCAACGCCTTCCTTGAACATCTTGACCACGTTTTCCCACTCTTCCGTTATTTTCTGACGCGCAAGCGCGAGCGCAAAGGCCGCCGCCGCAAAGGCGAGCACTAGCGTGCCCGTGACGGTGCCGGCGATCGCTATTACAATCCACTTGAGCGCCCCGAAAGACTTGATCATGAGCTCCACCACCGCGAGCACCGGCCGCGCCGCCAGGAGCACGCCGCCTATAGCCGCCGCGAGCTTGACGAGGCTTTCGGTGTTCTTTGGGTTCTGCTTGATCCACTCCGCCATGCTTTCAAGCATCGGCTTGAGCTCTTGCGTTAGCTCTTCGATCCTTGGCATTAAAGCGGCGCCGATCATCTCGGCCAGGTCGCCGATCTCGTTTTTCACTTGCTTGAGGCGGCCGCCGTACGTGTCGAGCGCTGCCCGAGCGCTACCCCCGAATTCCACCGACAACTCTTTAAGGATCACTTGCTGGGCACCCATCACGTTGCCAGCTTCTACCATGGCCGTAATCTGCTCGCGTTGCTGCTCGGTGAAACTGACGCCAACCTCGGCCAGCGCGCTCACGCCACGGATCGGATCGTTGAGCGCCTTACCTAACTGGATCGCGCTGCCCTTGAGATCGTTGCCTAGCGCCTGGCTCATGTCGAGGATCGTCTCGATCGCGGCCGGGAATACATCGCCCTTGATCTTGGTGAAGGTCAAAAGAATATTTTGTGCGCCTATGATCGTCTCATCGCCGAAGGTTGTAACCTTTTGCAATGCCGCCGCCATCTCAAGCAGTTGATCCTTTTGGAATCCCGCGGCCTCGCCCGTCGACTTGAGCACGGCTTCGAGTTGCTTCTCGGCCTTTTCCTGCTCGAAGAAAGCCGGCAACGTCGACAAAAGCGCGCCGGTGATCGCGCTGCCCATGATCGTCATACGGTTAGCAATAGCGCGAGATTGGGCCTTGATGTTGGCGGAGATCTTGTTAAACTTCCCGGTGATCTGGTCTTCCATGGCCGCCGTAAAAAAGCCGCTGCCTAAATTAATAGCCATTATTCGCCGCCCTTTCTCGCGTCACTACGCCCATTTGCCCGAGTAGCTCGTCGCTCTCTACTTCTTTGTGCTCTGGCATTCCGCCCGATCCTTCGCTCTGCCTTCGATAGCGTTCGACAATACGATCCGCCATCATAACTAGCTGCGCATCCGTCCAGTATTCCTCTAGCTCGCGCAGCCCGATCCCATACTCGCGCATGATCAGATCGAGCGCGCGGCTTTCTATGTGTTCGCCGTTGCCGTCTCCGTTTCCGCTGGTGCTTTGATCGCTATTTTCTGCCCCAGCCCCGTCGCCATCTCCACTAAAGGGCTTGTAAGTTGCTCCGCTACAATGCCGAGCAATACGCCGCACTCCTCATCCGTTGCGCTTTCCTCGATGGATTCGCGGTGCTCTGCAAGCGAGGGGTGTGTCAAGCACCGATCAAGCAGGGATTCCATAAGGCCCATTACGACGGCCGCGTCGTCGCCGGCGCGCTTTACGTCATCTTGTAGGCTGGCCCACTTGCCGCGCATCTCACGCGCCCAGCGTCGGGGCGGTGTGCGGATCGTGTACTCGGTGCCGCCAAGCCTTACGATCTGCGGCGAGCCGCTCAGTATGTCGCCGTCGGTTGTCTCGTTTTCCACTGGTGATCCCTCCGTTGATTCGTTGCTATCTACTTGCGCTTGGGCGCCCTCGCCGCCTTGGTGCTCTGCTCCTCTTTGATAATTTCCGCCATTACGGGGCCGCCCTCGTACCGTACGGCACGCACGCGGCCCCGATCGTCTTTCACCTCGACGCGCTGAAAAGCGAGCACCTCGGGCATCCTCCGAAGCCTGTCGGCCTCGCTCGCGCTTGAGGCGCTCAGCGTCATCTTGTCGCTTTTGGTTTCGATCTCAAAGCGCATAGCTTAGCTCGAAGCAACCGCGGTTATATCGGTCTTCACAAAGAAACGCTCGCCGGCCGTCTGCGTCACGTCGCAACCGACGTCAAACTCGACCTGTAGCCCCTCTTGCTTTTTCATCATAGAGATTTCTGGGCTGCCCGTCTGTATAACCCGGTGAAACTCGATAATCGAGTCAGCGTCCGCGGTCGGCGAGTTGCCCACGATCATCATAGCGATCGGCGTGATCGTATCGTCGCCGACCTTCACAATGCTTTGGGCCGTTTGATCGGCGGCGGCGGCTACGGCCGATTGTGTACAGGCCGCGATCGCGATTTCCCACGCCTCGACGTCTTGCTCGGCGACCACAAAAGAGACTTTGCACCGCTCGGCGATCTTGTCCCACTTGACCGGGCCGTCGTGCTGATCCACGAAGACGGGCTCGATCGTTGGCTCATATAAGATCTTTACCCCGTCGCGGGTGAAGCCGGTGGCAACCCAATTGCCGCCCGGCGTGACGGTGATCGCTGGTGGTGCAAGATCATTCTTTTCGACCTTTGGCTCGCCAAAGGGCGCCGTGTACACGGTGCCCACACCGGTAATTAAATTAGCTAGTGTACCCATGGTTCTTGTCCTTTCGTTGTGGGCTTTGCCCTACTTATTTCTAATTTGGTAGCGCCAAACGGTCTGCACCGCCGGCCAGTTGTCGCCATCGCCAGGAACTAACGCCCCGGTCGATACCTCTTCGCAATTCATGATCACGCCGCTGTACGTGGTGATCATGCTCTTGTACTCGCCCGAGGCTTGCGCATGAATATCGCAAAAGGCCCGGTATACGTCGTCGCTCGCTTGCTCTTGTTTCTTGAGGTCGCTGCCCCCGCCATAACATACGATCTCGATGTCGAGATCCCGGATCACGCCTTGCACCAATGTGCCGCCCGGCTGCGCACGAAACACGATCAGCGCGTCGGTATTGTCGACATCGTTGGGGATGCGCCAGGCGTAGGCCCGTTGCGCGATCAGCGTATACAAGCCCGTCGCGCTCGTCGTGTAAAACTCGCGCAAGACTAGATTTTCGTTGACTACGCCCATTCATCATTTACCCCGAGTAGATAGACCTACAGAATTCGCCGCTTTGCGCACCCATGGATCGCCCTCGTCTTGGTATTTCTTGCGGCCCCAGTGCACCCAAGCCGCATAGAATTTGTCGACCGTCACGATCCAAAGGCCGCGCCGCATTCGCTTTGTACCGTGCGACGCCTTGAGCTCGCCGCTTACCACCGGCGCCGACGCTTGTGCCGCGCGCTTGATATTCTCGGCAACGGTCTGCGTGTGCTTGTCGCCTATGTCGAGCATCTCGTCAAGCGCCGCTTTTCGTACGTTGATCCGCATCGCCATTAGACGCGCACCTCCACCACGTTCGCCACCTGCGCCATATTCCGCGATCCGAGTGAGGCGTCGAAGTCGGCCACCCTGAAAGACTCCGCGCCGACGGTGATCTCGTCTTCCTGCTCGATGTCGGCGTCGGTGCCAAAATAAATCTGGCCCGTGACGCGCACGCCTTCGCCGTTCTCGAATTGATCGGCGCCCGGTAATACCATTACACGGCACGGCACGTCCGTTGCGTTATTCGAGTAGCTAAAGCTCTCTTGCCCGCTGCGGTCGGTCTTGATCGTGATCGCCTTCGCCGTATGCGCCGCGGCCGTCGTGCCGTTGGCGCCGCGCGTTGCCGTTACGCTGCCCGTAGCGGTATCGGTTACATATAGATCCTCGCTCTCGACCGTGATCACCATGCCCGGCAAGATCGTGCCGTCTGCGCTAACGGTGATCGTGGTGCTGCTATCGTCGGCTACCGTCGCCGTGATCCCGCTGGCGGTGTTGCCCTTGCGCTTTATGGTCGCGCGCGCGTTTAATACCGACTGGATGCTCACGTTAAGCCCCTCCGAAGTGGCCCGAGCATCCGCCCGACGTCAACGTCGGTCATAGCTTTACGGTACATTTCTTGGAAAGCGCCGGTTAGTACGCTCTGCATGCCCGTCGTCTTCCTGAAATTCCAGAGTTCGACCACGATCGCGCGTACCGTGTTGATCAGCCTGAGCGGGTACTGTGCCGTGCTTATCGTTGCCGCCGTGTGCGCCGCGGCCGTGGTGCCATTCGCGCCCCGTACAACCGTGGCGCTCAGCGTGCCGAGCCCTGTAACGTACATCTGCTCGGTGCCGATCAATATCGTGTGACCCGTCTCGACGGTGCCGTCGGCGCTGAGCGTGAGCGTGGTGGTGGTCGTGTCGCCGACCGTGCCCGTGATCGCGGTGGCATCCCATGGGCTCGCGCTCTCGCCATAGCCCCAGCTACCGACGATCTGCAAGTAGGGATCTTGCTCGGCGAAGACGCTCTCCGAGCCGCCGAGGTGCTTATAAATTGCCGTCTTCGGAAAGTCATTACGCGGCGCGAGGTAATAGTCGGTCCCCTCGGTCAGTGTGCCGCCGTCAAACGTGAGATCGCCTTCGGTGTCTTTGCCGACGCTGGTGACGGTGAGCAAGTCGGGCACGGGCGCATAGAGCACGCCGCGGCGATCCTTGAGCGGGTAGCCGCTAACGTCGCGCGTGTCGGTCTTCGCGTAGAAATGGCGCCGCGCCACGTCGTCACAGCGCCGGCTTGCCCCCTCGATGTATTCGAGGATCACGGCGTCATAGGTCGTGGTGGCCGCCGCTATGTCTAGCGCCGCCTTGGTGCTCTCCAATGTCGTGTAAAGGTTGCTCATTGCTGCTTAGCGTTTGCGCTTTGCCTTTGGTTTCGCCGCTGCCTTCGCCGCGGTTTGCGTGCGTGGTTCGGTCGCTTTTGTTTCGTAGGTCTTGGCCGCCGGCTTCGCTTTAGGCTTGGGCTCGTCGACTCGTACGGCGTAGCCGCCATCGATCAGATCCGCCGCGGCGTCGGCGTCGAATTCCGCCGTATCGCCCGGCTTAAACGTGCCGCCTGGCCCGCTGTATCTCGTCACTAACTTGATCTTCATGTCGCCTCAGTTCTGGGCGGGGGCCGCGAAGCCCCCGCCCGTTGCATTAACTTACGCCGTGCCCTCGGCCGGGCTGACGTGTGTTTCTCGGTCTACCACGGTTGATGCGTCGTCGGTCGTCGGTTTCTTGCGGGCGTTGTATTGCACCGCTACGATCCCGTCAACCGTCGAGTTCTGCGTCGCTTTCGCGACTTCGATCCGCAGATAACGCTCCAACGGTTTCACGATCTCGTGTACCGTGACTTGGTTGTCGTCGTCGTCGGCCACCGTGATACTCGTGCCCAGAAGGTCATTCCAGGTCGAATCGTCGCTCGACGTCGCAACGTGCACGCTAGTTGCGGCACCCGACACGATCGCACCAAACGCCGTGATAAATTTGACGGAATCGAATCCCGTCATATCAACGGAGCTTGAGTCTACTTGTGTCGTGCCGGCTGCGCTCGCGTTCGCGACGCGGGTGACTTTTTCGTCTTTTGCTGTGTTCATGTGATCACCCCTTCCTTATGCCAGCGTGACGCGCGCGAAGGCTTCTTCGAGCACGGGCATGCCGTCGGTTTCAAGTCGGCCGATAAAGCCTACTTGGTTCGTTGCGGCGTACAACTCATCGAGCCGCTGGATGGTGATCGAAAGTGAATCTGCGATCATGTAGTTCGAGAAGTCGCCGATCATCCCAACGTATAGCCCCGTGGTGAACGTGTTCGGGGCGTATTCGCTAGAGATCACGGGGACGCCGAGCAACGTGTCGGGGCGGCCCGCTTGCGTGCTCGTCTGCCAAATATACTGGCTGTTGTCGTCCGTGAGCTTGTCGATCATCTTGATCGCGTCGCGGTGGAATATCCAGCGCGCGTTGGGCAAGTACCCGCCTTTGATCGTGTATTTTGCATTTTTCAGGCCGTCAAAGGTGATCGCCGATGAGGTATTATCGGTGCTCACGTCTTGGCCCGTGCTGATCCCGTCCGCACTCGCGGTGAATATGCCGAGCGGCTCGCCAGGTAACGATCCCGTCATAAATGCTTGCTCTTCGCTAACTGCGAATTTATAAGCAAGACGTTCATTGACGAGGCCGGCAATGTTCGGCGATTTCCTGAGCAACGTGCGCGAAACTTTGAGAAGTTTGGCGAGTGGCTTGGGGATAAGCTCACGCTTGCCGAAGCTCATCGTGGAATCTTCGGAGCCCGTGAGGATCTCCGTGGTCCAGTCCGAATCGGCGGGATCGTTGTCGAGGCTTGGTATGCCCAAGCTCGAAGCCGTCGCCAGCGTTTCAACGGTGGCAAGTTGTCGGAGCGCGACCATGTTGTCGATCGACTTGATGATGCTACTAGAGGTAGCTTCGCCGACAAGATAGCCGCCGCCCGTGTCGCTGTCCACTTGCAGGGCGCGCTCTTGCTCTTCGGTCGTGAGCGCGTGCGTGCCGCCTTGCAGGTAGCGTTTGTAGATGTTCTGTTCCTGACGGGTGCGCACTTCGCTCGGGCTGTTGTCCGTGCTCGTGTCGTCCGCCGGGTCGAGCACTTCGCTAGTGCTCTCGGAAAGCGCGCGTTCTTGCGCTTCTAGTGCTTCTTGTCGCTCGTACCTATCTTGGATCTCGTCTGCGTCGGCATCCATTTGCCGATACTGCGCATCCTCTTCGGTATTAAGGCCGCGGTTTTCCGCCTCGGCCTTGTCGAGCAATTCGCGCATAGAAGCAACCAAGCCGGCGCGCTTTTGCCGTAACTCGACTGTTTTAGCCATTGTGTAGTGGCCTCCTATTCTTTTGCTTTGAGTTCTAATTTTCGGCGCATAACGTCGATCGTCCCGGCGTCGGGGTGAGGCGCTGGCCCCGGCCCTGGCGTGGTGTCCGTGTCGTCGCGTTGCTCCGGTGTTGCTGTTGGTTCTGTGGTCTCGAAGTCTTCGAGAAGCTCGCCGACCGTGCGCACCTGGCCGGCCTTGTTGCGTACCTCAAGCGACCGCGCTACCGTCTCCGTGCCCTCGTACCATGGGAACGTCACGGGCGAGACATCGAATAGCTTGGCCTCGCGCACCTCGTTGATCGTGCCGCCGTCGGCCGTCTCGCTCGGCGTTACGTTGACCGGCTCGAATCCAAAGCTAGATTGGTCGACGTCGCCGCGCTTGATCGTCTCGACTATATCGCTCGCCCAATCGGGCGGGTGTATCGTGTACCGCAGCCCGTGATCGTCTTGCTCAAGCTCAAGCGTGCCGCTCTTCGTGCGCCCGAGTACGATGTTTTGATCGTGGTTCCAGAGCGCGCGCACGTCGGCGCCGTCGTTTAGCGTCTTGGTAAATGCGCCCTGCTTGATAACCTCGCCGTGTGCCGGCTGATCGAATACGGCCGCATAGCCGCGGATCGTGCCTTCGCCCCCGTCTTCCCCGTCGCCCTCGGCCCTATATTCGACCTTTTCGCCTTCAAAGCATCGTCTTTTCATGTTCCTACCTCGTTATGCCGCCGCGAGTGTGCAATCGCAGCCTTGATGTAGTGGCGGGTGCGCCACGTTCGTGCGTGTCGTTAAGGGTGCCGCGTCGCCCGATTCGGGGGTCACGGTGTCGCCGCTTTCTACGAATACCTGCTCACGCCCGACGACGCGCCCGTCGAGCTCGTTACATATCGGGCACGCGCCCGCATTCGCGATCCAGATAAAGCTAGTCACGCCAGCCGCCGCGAAGACTACGCCGGCAATAGCATCGCCGAGCTTGACGGCTTCGCGATCGCCTATTTTCTCCGCCGCCTCCGTGCCCTCGCCCTCGTTGCGGCCCGCCTCCCACTCCGCGAGGCGCGTCTCGATCGCCTCGGCTTGGTCTTCGGGGTTTTCCTCGCGCATGATCGCGAGAAGCTGCCCAAGGTGCGATCCCGCGTGCCGGGCTGTGTAGGCTTCGGCATACTTTTCGACAAACTCGCCAAGCTCGGGCACCGCGCCACCGACTTCGCCCGCCGCCGCCGCCGCCACCTCTAGCGCGTACGCCTCGAAGACTGGCCCGAGCGTCTTGGCTATAATTTCCGGTAACTCGCCGCGGTTGCCGTAGAATTCTTCCAGCGCAAGCTGTAGATCCGCCGCGCTGCGCCGCCCTATATGCTTTTTGACAAGCGCCCGCAGTTGCCGAAGCTCCGCGCGCACAAGCCGCCGCGCCGCGTCTTCGATAGTCTTGCGCCCGAGCCGGCGGAGTGCGCGCCGTGGCTCGATGGTGCCCTCGACGTCGGCCCGCTCCACGCGTGTGAGTACGTGCCCTAGCGTGCGCCGGGCGCGTGTGTCGGCGTCGCCATCCTGCGCCGGGGCCGTGCCGCCTTCGCTGATCGGCGTCATATTGACCGGCATTAAGAGCTCGTCGCCGCCCTCGATCGGGTTAAGGTTCTCGCGGTCGCGTACTTCGTTTCGGCTCATCCAACCATGCTGGATCGCCGAGGCATAGGCCGCGTAGCGTGTCGCGGTGTCGCCCCTGAGTAGCGCGTCGACGTTAAACTCGACAAAAAGCTCGTCTTGCTCGTCGCGTGTAAAAAGCTGTGTATTGATCGCGCCCTCGGCCGCCGAGATCATCGGCTGTAGGCCGTATTGCACGTACTCTATATTCTGCTGTTCCACGTTCTTAAAGGTCGATCGGCTGTGGTCTTGCAATCGCGAAGGCGTGCTCGAAAAGCGCCGCGCGGCCTCTTGGATCTGGAATGTGCGCCCCTCTAATAGCTGGCCCTCGTTGGGCGGTGCGCTCATCTGGTGGTACTTGGTGCCCTCTTTGGCAACTAGCGTCTTGTGGGCGTTTTCTACGCTGCCGTAGGCGTCATCGAATTGATTGGCGATCGCGTCTTGCCGCTCTTCGGAGAGATCGCCAACGATCTCAAGTATGCCGCTCAGCCGGCCGCCACGCGCAAAGAAGCCCGATCCGTACTTTTCCATGGCCACGCCAAGCGCGAGGGAGTCTTTACCTATTTGGATCGGGTTGATCCCGCGCTCGCCCTGAAATCGAAAGCCGTGGATGTAGAGCATGTTGCCTTGTTCGACGGGCACCTCGGCGCCGCCCTTGGTGCGTACGGTGAAGCTCAGGCGATCGCCCTGGCGCGTCGCTGCCACCTTATCAGCCGGGATCGGCCAGAGCTCGGAGACATCGCCCCCGGCGTTGCGTATGATCTGCGCGTATGCGCTACCCCTTAGCTGTAAATTGGCGAAAAATACCGACCACATCTCATAGGCGCTCTGTATAGGGTTGGCCTGTACGTGGATCACGCGCTGCAAAGAGTGGCCGAAGTCGCGCACCTTGTCGCCGCCCGCGGTACGCCTAAAGACGTGTTTAGGGAGCATCGCCCCGGTTTCGGCGTTGGTCTTCACCGCGGCCCATACGCCGGCGTTGCTCAGCGCGGCGGTTTCGTTCATTGCGATCCCCGCGGCCGTATCCATGCCGCCGCCCAGCATCGCGATCAGATCGGGATCGTTGAGGTTCGACGGGTGCGCGCGCGCCTGTGGTCGGCGCCGTCTGAATAAATCCAATAAGCCCAAAGTGTAAGCCCTATAGTGCTGGCTCTAGTTTCAGGCTGATCTTTATAAAGATCCGCGCGGCTGTCAAGAGTCTCGATACCACGCGGCTAGTACTAGGGCGCTGGTACTTTTTCCACGCTCTTAAAGCGAAGGCCGCACGCGCATCGGTGCCAGCGCACAACGGCCGTGCGCGTTCTCACTACGGTTTGCTCGACCTTGACGCATACGGCTGCGCACTTCGGGCATACAGCGCCACCCGTGCGGCCAGGTGGTATATAATCGACGGCTCTGCGCTCGGCATCATCCATGGTGCTCACTCCGCGGGTTGTACTCTTGCGGCACAAATCGCCGCGATCGGGTCTCGTCGATCCACGCTACGGCGCGCCACTCGGAAAGCGGGCCATAGGGCGAGATGAGCCGCGGCACATAGCGCACCTCGGCCCACTCGGCCCACTCTAGCCAACGCCGATCGCGGCCGATCGCCTTCGGCCACCATAGGAAAGCCCGACGCCGGCGGAGATCGCCGTCTTGCGGGTACGGTTTGAGCTTACTACGCATCGTTGTGCCCTTTCTGTTTCTTTGTGTTCACTTGCCTTGCCTAGCGACGCTATGCCCTGTCTTGATTTGCCTCTACTTGCCGATTCATTCCTCGCCGTGCCCGGCCCCGACAAGCTAAGTCGTGTCTTGCCGCGCCTATTAAAGTCTATTTCATCGCATCAACTAGTAATTTCATGTCAATTTTCTTTTTCACATTCTTATCACGTAACATCTTGGTTGTGCGGCCGTGGGCAAACGAGGCCAACGTCGCCGCCTGCGAAATCAACGCAAGCGCTTCGCTTTTCTTCCCATTTTCCAGCGTTGGCAGATCGATCGCGGTAACTTGCCTAGCTATTCGCTTGCCTCTACGATGTATACCTCGCATCCCCCCTGTCGCGTGGTTGATAATTTCATCGGAATCAAGGCATTTAATCATGTTATTCCCCTTGACTCGCTTCCACACTCGCCGCTCCCCGGGCGGTTGTCGCTCGCAATACCGGATCGCGGTCTGTAGGTATCCATAGCCCTTGCCGCCTACATTGCACGGAATGCGCGCTATTTCTGTGAGCTCCTCATCGGTCAGGATGTCGCCGATCTCGCCTTTGTTCAATTTTGCGATGAGTAGTGACGACTCAACACTATAATTGGGCTGCACTTTGAATTGTTGTACCTGTTCTTCGCTCATTGTTAATCCTTTCTGTTGTTTCCTGGCCTTGCCTGCCTTATCCCGCCCTATCTCGCCTTGCGCGGCGACGCCTTACTCAGCTCGGCCACGCCGTTAAAAAATCTTGACGCTTTCAACTGTGAATCGTCCATAAAATCCGCCACGCTCCGGCCTAAACCGCCCTATCCCGATAAAGCGCCCGGCGCGTTCAAAGTATCTAAACAAGATCTCCTCTGTGATAATCGTGTCAAGGATCGTCAAATTGAGATCCCCTGACCACTCGGGAATATATCCAAAGCACTTGGATACGCGGCGAGATCCGCCGGGCTTGCCGTCGCTGGGGACAAATAGCCATTCTCCATCAACATCATCAGCGCGAACAGGTAGCACAATAGGTTCCATACACATAAGCCCAGACTGCAATTTAGCGGTCCACGTCTTTTTTCCTTTTCCCGGTATCGTGTCGCCGGTATACTTTGCCGCGGCAATAGCAGACTTGTGTAGTGACTGCTGGGGAATAAATACAAATCCGTCGGGTGTGACGTGTAGCCGATTCCTCCATGTTCTTTTTTCGTAGTCCCCCGCGCTCTCGTTCTCGGGGTCAAGCGGGACCATTACTTTGTCGTAGTGCTTGCCTTGCGAATACGGCGATGCACTCTTGAGCCTTACTGTTGCCTGTAACATTTTCGTTGATTCTGCTGCTGTTGTCATTCTCTTTTCCTCCGTTGTTGCCTTACGTTGTTACCTTGCCTTGCCTCGCCACGACCTGCCGATCCGCGTCCTGACCAACCGCGCCGTGCTGCGCCGATCCGTGACACTAAAAACTTATACAAACCTTAGATCTTCCGTTTCGTACTTGCTCACGCCCGCCGAGGCGTTGATCGATACCGCGCGCCCCAACGCCATAAAGGCCGCGACCGGGCCGTCGATTTTCTTTTTTCGGTTGCTTTTGTCGGGCCTGGCGGCGCCGTCCGTGTCGTATTTCGCGATCACGTTGCCCATTTGCCAAGACATCGCCGGGTTTGCGTTGTGCTTGAGCTCGCCCCGCTTGGCGTTGAGGTTCATCGCTTGCATGCCAGGATTCATCGCCTTACACGTCTGCGCGTGCTCGACCATGGGCACGCCGGCGGCTTCAAGGTCGGCTATTATCTCCGCGGCAAACTTCGGATCATAGTGTAGCTCGCGCAGCTTGACGCCGCCGGCGATCTCTTCGATATGCTGGCGGATCGCTCTGTAGTCGATACGCGCGCCGGGCGTCGTCAATATATGCCGATCGTTAACCCATTGGATGTACGGTTGCCCGTTGCGCTTTGCCCGCTCCGCGAGGCTGTCTTCGGGCACCCATAGCCACTGTAAAAGCCGAAACACCTGATCGTCAGGCGTCGGGGGGAAAGCGAGCGCGAAGGCGCTTAGATCCTCTTTGCTGGACAAGTCCAAGCCGCCATAGCACGGGCGATCGGCGAGGTCTTCGAGGTCGAAGGCTTCGCCCGAGGCGTTCCAGGCGTCCATATCAATAAAGCCGTCTTTGGTTTGAACCCATATATTGAGCCTATACCGCTTGAAGCTGCTCTGCTTGTCGGGTGAATTTAGCGCCTCATCGCACATAGCTTGCATATCTTCCTCGGGCACCGTGATCCCGAGGCTCGGATTCGCGTTGTACCATGTCGCCGGGTCCGCCCAGTCGGCATCCTTACTGGCCGCGTAGATCAGCGCGTAGAATTGCCAATCCTCGTACGTGCCGGCGATCACGTTCTCGGCGTATTCGTGTGTTTCCCAGCCTATGCTAGTCGGGTCGTAGTCGCCGGCCGTCGTGATCACAATAAAAAGCGGCTGGCTGCGCGCCGATCCGCCATACCGCAGCGTATCCCAAAGCCGCCGATTCTTGTGCGCGTGTAGCTCGTCGAGGATCGCGCAGCTTACGTTTAGCCCCTCATGGCTCGCTACGTCGGCGCTCAGCGCCTTGAATCGGCCGTTAGCGGCGGAATAGTTGAGCGTTTTGGTGCTGCGGATCACCTGGATGCGCTCACGTAGTATAGGGCTGGCCTCGACCATACGCGCCGCATCCTCGAAACACATGCCCGCTTGCTCGCGGTTTATCGCCCCCGGGTACACCTCGGCGCCGTTTTCCCCGTCGGCCGCGAGCATATACACGCCAAGCCCCGCGGCTAGTGTCGTCTTGCCCTGCTTTTTGGGGATCTCAAGGTATGCCACCCTAAAGCGCCGCGTACCGTTCGGGCGTTGCCACCCGAAGACGGGCGCGATCACCCGCTCGCGCTGCCAGCCTTGAAGCTCGAAGGGCTGCCCGGCGAAGGGGTCTTTACTGTGCCGAAGAAAGCGGGGGAAAAACTCGGCGACGTGCTCGGCGAGCCCCGCGTCGAAGTGGCACCCGTGCGCCATGGCGAGTACGTCGTTAAAGCCCTGGATTCGTTCGGTCCAGCCCTCGGCCGCGGCGCGCTTTTCCATCGCATCATAGGCCCGCTTGCGGTCGTCGTCGAGCCGGCCGCGCCAGGTGTCGATCTCAGTCGCCAAGGGCTTGATCCTTTGTGGGCTTCGCCGGAATATTAAAGTTAATCAGCCCGATCGACGGATTAATCGGGTGAAATGTGCCGCGTAGGGGCCGCGGGTGTTCTCTTCCCCCCCACGCCTCGCGATCTGTTGCTGGTGGGTAGTGTAGGATCAGCCTTGAGCACTCAATAACCTGGCCGTTGATCTCTAGCTCTATGATGCGCTTAGCCATGGGGTTGATCCTCTGCGCTCGGCGGCGCCCAGTTCGTTGTTATATCCATCGGGCACCAAACGCCCTCAAATAACCCCCAGCGTTGCCCGTCGGGGTCGTCGTCAAAGGTGCGGATCTCGGTTGGCTCATCCATTGGTGGCTTTACTCCGCCGGCGCTCTTCCTTCGCGATCGCCTTGTCGAACTTCGCGCGCTGGTGCCGCATCTCGCACAAGCGGCATTTTTCGGTGAAGGCGTACAGGCCCCAGCCGGCTTTTAGTACCCCCTCAAGATTGCCGCGGAATTTCTCGCCGCATGCGCACCCGTAATTCTTGACGTGATCGGCCTTGCGCTCGCGGCGGCTCGGTCGGTAGCTTGGATCTTTCATCGGCCCAAAGCCTTACCTTTTTGGCTAACGTACGTGGTGAATTCGTCGAGGTCGTCTTTTTTCTCGGATAGCCCGACCTTTTCGCGGCTCGTCGGGGTGAGCCCCATTTCGGAAAGCTGCCGAATGTGGATCTTTTCCTTCGTATGTAGCGCGCCGGCCGCCGGGTGCTGGATCTTGTTGCCCTGCGCCGTGGTTATGATGTAGCCGTCGCCCTTGAGGATCTTGCGCAACGCGACTATATCGGCCCACGTTGCGCAAGTGTCGGCGAGTAAAGCGCGGTCGATGCGCCCCAGCCACCCGGGAAACTTCGAGATTACGGCCGTAACGCGCTTCCACTCGGCCCGGGCTTCTTTGTCTAGCCACGTCGGGGCCGTCGGCATCTCGCCGGCGTCGGGGCGCGGCCTATTCTCGGGGATCGCGCGCTTGCCCGGGTTGCCCTCGGCACGCTTACGCGCTGCGGGCTTCGTTGGTCTTGCCATTTGTTCGCCTTTCTCGTTTGTCGTAACTCGTTTCGGCCCCGCCT